TATTTTTCGTAACAGCTTCTACAAACGGACCTTTGAGTCTGTAAACTTTTTCTTTAGTCTCACCAACTTCTTCAGTAAGAACTTCTAATTTATCGCGACTAATAAATTCATTTAATATCTTCATTATAATCCTCCCATTTACATAACTTTCTTTATAATATATTAAGTATTTATAAGTTATATAAAAAGTAAACGAGGTGATCTTTGAATAATCAAAGAAACTCTTATTAGAGATGTCCCTCTTTAATAATTAAACAGCCATAATTTCTTGCATTTTGTCAGTCGAAACGTCATTTAATTTAGCAAGTACTTCTATTTTTTTATTACCGATACGTTCGTTTACTTTAGCAGCTGCCATCTGATCAACGTCTGCTTGTAAAGATGCCCAGTCCCCTTCAAGGACTCTTTTAATAACTGATTTCATATAACTCTCCTTTTTTAAGTTTCAATGATATTTATTGTTTAAATCTTTTTTTAATGCTTTGATCTTTATATTTTTCAATAATTTTCTTATCAAAGTTTTTCCATTCAGTCAGGATTAGTGAGTCTTTTTTAGTTTTAGTAAAAGAGACTGATTCCGGAGTTGGAATAGGTTCTCCGCCAGCGTCAGTTCCAACTATTTCTGGAGTAGTTGGTTCGTTAGTAGTTGGAGTTTCGGTTGGACCTTCGTCTGATCCAAATCCTCCTGGTTCTTCTTCAGTTCCCATATCTCCGCCTTCGTCTCCAAATCCTTCGTCAGGAGGAGTTTCGTCAGTATCTTTTTTAATTATTTTGCTCATTAGTTCTTTATTCCATTGCCATTCTTCGTCGTTCATCAGGAAGAATTTTCTTAGGGCGAATTCTTGAGCGAAGTATCCAGTTGGATTTTCTTCTGGATGATAGATGAATTCGGAAACTGATCCTAGGATACCTAATCTTGATTCAAGTAGTTCTAATTCTTTATATTCTTTAAACAGGTTAGACTTAGTCCATCTGATATTATAAAGTTTATAATCGATATACCTTTCGTCGATTCCTTTAAGTCTAAGTAGAGTAATGAAGGGATCGATGAGAATATATTTAAATCTTCTTTGGAGTCTTTCGACGAATTGAGAGAATTTAATTTCTTCTCGTTGGATTTCGCCTGCTCTACCGTTAGAATAGACTGATTGACCTCCGCCTTCTTCCCATCTTGATTTAGGAAGCATCATTGTTTTATAAAGATTTTCTTGGAAGTAAGTAACATCGTCCATTTCACCAAAATTAGAGTCTCCTCCAATAGTATCGACTGAAGTACCATTACCGTTAATATCTTTAGTAAACCAGTAGTCTTCAGTAAGTGATTGAACGTTCTGAGCTGAGTTCATAGCACCGGTTTCAGGATCATATATGATCTTTTTTCTATATCTTTGAATAAGACCTCTAACGTATTCATCGGCTTTACCTTTAGGCATTTTACCGACATAAACGTTCCATATTCTTCTTTGAGGAGCTCTGACAAGTCTATGCACAACCATTGCGTCTTCCATATTTTTCAATTGATTATAAGGACGAATAGAAGTTTCCAGGAATCCTCTTACGTCAAGGAAGTTATCGCCATAGTCTCCAAAGTTTACATAAGCGACTTGGTCTTTATCAAAGATGATATTACTTTGTTCAGTTTGGCTATATGATTGAGTATTAGCGTAACTAACGTTTCCTTTATGAGCATGATCAACACCTTTAACAGCTTCGGGACTATTTACGTTAACTTGCATGAAGCCGCTAATTTTATTTTCTTCGTAGATAGGCATCATAGTATGAGCAGGAAGGATTTTAATACCAATGATATTATCGCCTTCGTCGTTTAGGATTAGTTCCATATAGAGTTCAGCTTCAATTATCCATTTTCTAAAAAATTCCCAACCGCGTTCGTTGAAGTTAAAAACGTCAACTACAAGATATTTCCAGATCTTTCTAATTTCTTCTTCGATATGTTCAGGGATTTCTTCTTGGATTTCTAAAGCTAAAAAGGATCCATCGGAGTTACTTACGATACTTTCGTCGCATATTTGACTAAGTCCGTCGTTGATAATAGGGTATCTTGCCATTTCTCTATATTTTTGAATACGTCCGGATTTGCTTCCGAAGTATTGTTCGAATTGGATTCCGATATAAGTTATAGCAGCGCCTGGGGAAGAAAGGTAATCGTAGTTAATAAAGTTACGAATATCAATTTCTTCTTGAGATATACCTTGGCTATTAGCAAGTTGTTTTTCAACTTTCACATCTTCTTCTGATCTTGTTCTGTTAAAGAATCGAGAGAATGGGTTGAAAAGAAAGAGTTTGGATAGGTCCATGAATTTTTCTCCAATATTTAATTAAAATAAACTTCTTGAAATGATTTAGTTTTCTTTTTCTTAGAAGGAGCTTTGATAGCGTCTTTTTTATATCTTGTCAAGGTTCCTTGGTGCTTTGGTTGTATATATGAACTTCCAAAAGCAGCCGGTACAGTTCCACCGTCACTTGTTACCATTGAAGGAGATCCTATACTTCCTGTGCTAATAGCTCCCATAGAAGCGTCTTCTTTAACTGGATCACCTTTGCGATAAGACTGTTTTTTAATATTAAGGGCTTTGATTCTAGCGTCTATTCCTTTTTTAATATCGTTATTAGTAGTCGTTTGTTTAGCGTCTTGAAGTTCTTGAATTTCTTTATCAATTTCAGGGACCATAGTACGAATTTCTTTTTTCTTAGCTTTGTTATATTCTGGTTGAAATTTAGACATGAATTGATCCTTTTTTAAAATTCTAGTTCTTCTTGGATTAGTGAATAGATAACGTCGTCAGTTTCCATATTATATTTTTCTTTTATATCTTTAATATCTTTAGCTATTCTTTTTATTTCAGCTCTTTGAGATATAGTTCCTCTGACGACTAATTTATTATAGAAGTCGTTATTAATTGTTTTCATATACAGGAAGTTATTTAGATTAACTAATTTAGTTCCTAGTAGTCTTTTGAGTTTGAAGATTACTCTATCTAAAAGAGTAAGGGCTTCAAATTCTTTATCAGTTTTAGGTTCTTTAATAACTCGACCTGAACCATTTACTAATTTCAATTTATAAGCATCAGTTCTCACAATTGGAAGAACTAACTTCTTAATAAAAATATAGGACATAATCGTATCAATTTCACTTTTATCTTTTTTTGCCATTTTAAACCTTATTCATATATCATTAAAAGATTCGCGTTTTGTGTAGCTATCACCACAAATAATCCTGTAAAAAATGGTAGCCCTTTAAAATCTAATTGAACTGGACGGTTATCAGCATTTCCAACATTTAAAGTTGTTGAAAATATTACTGATCCTCCTGTACTTATTCCATCATATATTGTTATCACGCTTCCGTTAACTATTCCACCCATAATTATCTGGTTCAAATTTCCAGGTCCAATCTTACAAACAGTGCCAGCAGTCGTCCCTGATATATATCGACTGGTTGATTGTGTCATTAAAGACCCGAATCTGTTTATAATAGCATTTCGAATATTCATTACAACATTTTGAGAAGCGCCATTTATATTGAAATTTTCAAACCTAATTGGTAAATGCATCGATCCTGTCCATGTCATTGTCTGAATATAAACTGTATGGATTAGATCACCATCTATTGAAAAATATACTTTTTTATTATTATAATAAATTTCATAAGTTGCTATTAAATTAGGAGTAAAATTTATATTTGATCCTGTATTACCATTAAATTCACCATTTGATACTATTGTATTTTGTCCTAATCTTCTTGTCACTAATCTTAAATTTGTTCCAGATAATTCATAATATGCTCCATCAGTAGCATTAAACATTCCCCATCTTCTTACATTATTTGCTGTTCCATTATCATCTAATCTCACTTGAGATCTAAATCTATTCGATGTTCCTCCTACATATCGTGCTATTCTAACAGATTGCAATATTGAATTAGCATTAGCGGAAAGTCCAGTTGACAATGTACATTGAGCTGCGCTAACTATGAATGTTGCACTGGTTCCGCTTACAATTGTCCAATAATTACTATCTAAAGTTGTCTCACTAAAAGAAGATCCTACGAGTCTAACTGATTCTGTTACTCTTAATTCATCATTAGGAGTGTTTTCTACTTCGAAACCGTATGAGTCTTGTATTGATTGAATTGATACTTTTAAATTTCCATCTTCATTCAATGATCTTGGCAGAGCTTCTATAATCGGACATAATGCTGTTTCAACTCTACAATAAGTTGTTGCAGAAATTCCTACATTTTGTACTCTAACTCGATATAATGATGCTGTGGCTTGAGTTGTCCAAGAATTTCCACCTTCAGAATGATAATAATCAAATGTATCAATAATATCAGCACTTGTAACATAACTTGTAGATTGATCTATATAAACTTTTAAATTCTGATCAGATTTTAAATTAACTTGAATTCCTGCGACTCCTAATGTTGAACTAAAAATTCCCGTCCAAGTCTCATTAAGATTAATATTTGCAGACGTGCTATTATTTAAATCTACTATAACATTTTGTCTTATGCTTCCAAAATTACTCATTTAAAAAATCTCCTTAAATAATTAGCCAAACTCCGCTTGCTACATCTTCTATTGTCATTGAATCCCATTTTATTAAACTTTGAGATGTTTCACCATTAATAGTTCCGCTTACCGTAACATTTCCTATATTTATACTTGAGATAGTATATTGATTTCCGCTTCCAGTAGCCGTTGGTAAAGTTATAGTTATATCAGTAGTATTATTAGCTACTATATGATTATAGGATGAAGCTGATATTACATAAGAAGATGTAACTGTAGTATGATCTCTTTTAAAATTTTGTAATTTTAAAGTAGTAAATGAAGCGGATACTGTACCATTTTGTATTTGCGTTGAAGTAAAATAGTTTGCGCTGACTGTAGTCCAAGCTTCAGCAGCACTTGTTGCGCTGATAATTAAATTATTAGTTTGGGATTTATCATAATAATCTGCACTAACGATAGTCCATTCTTCAGCAGCGCTTGTTGCACTAAATATTAAAGTATCTGTTTGACATTTATTATAATAATTAGCACTTACAGTTGGCCAGTCAATTCCTGCACTTGTTGATATTGCTAAGTAAGCTTCTAAAATAGCGTCGTTAATATTTGTCGCTAACATAGAAGTTCCACTATTATCAAATGAACCATGATGAGCTCTATCATAAATTGTATTATCAACTTCGGTTCTATTATAATAATTTGCGCTAACAGCTTGCCAGTCTAATCCCGCGCTTGTAGTATTATAGTAAGCTTCAAAAATAGCATCGTTGACGTTGGTAGATATCATTACTCCAAGATTACTGAATGATGCGTATTTGGATTGATCTTTAATAGCATCATCGACTTCTTTTCTTCCGACTCCTCCTCCAACCATCCAAGGAGAATTAGTTTGAGGCATTTCTTTTTGTTTAGGAGTGTCTTCATAATCGTCTAATAATTTTTCAATTAGTTCAGGATTGTTATTTCGTTTAGTTTCTTCTTGAGTTATTTTAATTTCAACGTTATCTCCTGATCGAGTTATCTGAACCGGATCGTCAGTTTTTTCAATAGTTGGATTGGTTTCTTCTTGTTTAGGAGGAACTTCGTCTTTCTTTTTAAGATATTCTTTTAGTTGTTCTTTAGATATTCTTCTTTTAGATTCTTGAAGAACTTCGTTTAAACAATCTTGAACTTCTTTTTGTTTTTGGAAATCTGAAAACATGTTAATCCTTACTTATTTTTATCTAAAGCGTTTCTTAATCCGTCAACGCCAATTTTAGCTCCTATAAAACTAATTATCCAAGCTGTTGAAATAACCCATTGAGGGATTACAATAGCAATTCCAGCAGCCGTAGCAGCTACAGGAAGTTGAGTAATAATTCCGGCTATCACAACAATAGAGACTCCTAATTTAGTCATTGAAATTTTACCAGACGTACTGAATAACAAATTCTTTAAATTCATATAATCTCCTTATTGAACTATTCTACAATTTGACAATTTGACATTGCTGATGGAATTCCATTAGCATCTGTTACCAAACTTGTACAAGTCGCTTTTAAATTTCCAGACACGTCAATATA